CCCCCTGGTGTAAATTCTAATTGGAATCCTTTTATTGCAAAAGGTGCATTTGTACTAGTGTCTGTTATTTTTAAAGCTACGGCAAAACCTGATCCTTCTATTGATTCTCTAGTAATAGGTAGATCACTTGCACCATAACCTGATAATCCAAATGTTCCTGTTCCAAAATAAGCTCCACTTGTTGATGACTCTAAGGGAATTAAACTTGGTTGAGGAGTGTTAATATCATCGTAATTATATTTTATAAATAAACTAGAGCTAACAATACCTTCTGGCTCCCAGTTTATATTAACTCTATCCATTGATTTTCTAATACCTGCATCTCCCATTGTCATATCTGGAGATCTATATGTAGCATCAATAGCTTCTGTTGTAGTTGCATGTGTAAAAAAATTTCCTGATTCTTGTAAATATACAAATCCATCATATCCACCATGAATAATTGTTTCTATATTATCAATGTAATCAGAATCACAGCATGAAACTTTTAAACCTTTTATATCACAGTATTCAAATCCTAGTTGTCCTGTATTTGGATTTGTTTTAATTACTGCTAGTAAACCTTTTTGACTTACTTCTAATCCTGCATCTTTAGGATAGAATAATCTGTATTGAGATTTGTTTCTAACTACTGTTGCAACAACATTGTCATATGTAATCTCATTAATTCTTTCTTGTACTTGTTTTGAAATAGTACCAAGTTCTACGTCACCAATTCTTTCTGTACCTGCAACAGTTCTTAAACCATCTGCAGCTAAAAATATTAAATCTCCACCTAACTCTTGAATAGAATGTGGTGCAATTGTACCTACGTTTTTAGCAACCTCAGCTAATGCAAATGTAGAAGAAGTAGTACCTCTAAGTTTATATATCTTTCTTTGACAGAATATAAATAATTCATCTCTAAATACTTTTAATCCTGTAACAACATCACCAACTTTTATTTCACCTGCACCACTACCAGAAGTAAAGTTATCTTCTGAAAAAGGTACTGAAAATATTATGCTATGTGTAGAGTTAGACATACCACCATAAAATACATGATTGGCAAAAGTCTTAACAAATTTAGGATTAGTAGGGGCAGTGCCTCCACCTGTTGCATTTATAACATCTACTGCAAAACTTGTATTTACTGTAAATGCTGCGGCTTCTCCTGTTGCAACTATAAGTTTACTAGTACCACTAAAGTTAAATTTATCAAAATCATATGTATGTGCTGTACCTAAACTAGTTGCAAGTGATGTCCATGATCCACTTGTATCACCATAAGATACTGTACCACCTCTACCTGCAACTATCTTATCATTAAAGATTGCAGACATCTGTACTCTTTCATTAGCAGATGATACTTGTGGAACTATTGTATTATTATATTTTGTTGTACCATTAAGTCTTCTATAACCACCCTCTGTTGAAGGTTCAAAATTTACTAATTGTAATGCTTCTCCTGGTGCCATGTCATAAACATCTTTGTTTAAGACTAAGCCTCCACCACAAGTTGCACTAAAAGGTTTTAATAAAGAAGTATCTGCCATATTATACTATTGATAGTCTTGAGTTGCCGTCTGATGATCTAGTATCTTTCATGTAGTCAGATCTAGAATTATAATCAGTTTTTAATAAACTTAATTTTCTTTGGTAATCTCTGTTAGATAAATTTGCATGATCTGGATCAGATCTTAGCATGTATGTATAGTACTTAGATCTATCTACAATTAATGGACCAAACCTATCAGGTAATGTCATTAGATCTCCATGTGCTGATAAGTCTGTATGAGTTTGATAGTACTCATAACTAATTAGATAATCATTTTTATCAGGTATTGGAGTTAATCCAAATGATGTATAGTCTGGTTTTCTATATACATATTGTGGTGTGCCATAATGACCACTGTTATTTTGTGAATCTTGTTCTTTAAATCTTTGCATGTAATCATCATAAGATACAAAGCTTAACTTTCTAGTTGCTATTTCTGATCTTGATATTCTTACATAATCTACATCTAGGTTAGTAGCTGTAGTTGTATTGTTTAGTGTAACAAATGTTGTCTGTGCAGTAGCAGTAAATTCTACATCTAATATTTCACCTGCATTAAAATCAGTTACTTTTACTGTTGTGTTTAAATTCTGTGTTCCTTCTGCAGCTGTTCCTACTTGTACTTTTAAAGAAGCACCTGTACCATTTGAATCTAATACTCTTACTTGTAATTTATAAGTTTTATTTACTACAGTTGAGAATGATTGATGTGCTGCAAAATCATTTAATCTTAGTCTGCCATTACCACCACTATTATAAGCTGCACTTCCTGAACCTGCTATTGTAGTCCAACTAGTTATATTAGAAGTAAACTCACCATTAGTAAGTAATTCATTTGGCTTTAAAAAAAAAGACTCAAAATCCACTCTACGCATATCCGATGGGAATGCATATTCACCGTCTCCAGTGTGAGTAATTTGAGTCGTTGTTGCGTGTAGTAAAGGTATCTCTACACTTTCATTATAAACATCATGAACAGATTTATTAATAAAATCTTTAACAGCAGTTTGTATACCCCTACTACTAGAAAAATTAGCCGAAGTTAATTCAACTTCATTTAATTCTCTAAGTACTCTGTTGGATAATACTAGGTAAGTTGTTGTCATAGATTAATTAGTACTTGTTTTAATAATTTTAGTAACACCAGGATAGTCTTTCATTTTTCCTTTATACAATACTCCAGATCTTCCTGTAGAAGAAAGATTTATTTCTTTTACTTTAATCTCTTTAGACTTATTACTATAAAATTTATTTTTATCATAACTATCTTTTGTCATATCTATTCCTCTGTTGTATTGTTATCTTCTGCAAACTGTTCACATCTGATTAATAATCTTTTAATCCTAGACTGTGCTTCATCTAATTGCTGTTTTAAATCATCAATCTGCTTTTTTAATGCAGTATGGTCAGATTTGTATTCAGAAATTATTTCAAGAAGCTGATGTCTTTTCTGATATTGCATGAAGCATTGAAGTTATTTTATCTAATTTGTTAGATTGTTCTTCAGCTTTGTCTTCTAAATTTTGTATTCTATTCTTAGTATTTAAGTCTATGCCACCATTTAATAAAGTAGTTTTTTGCCCTGAGTTAGTAGCTCTTCCATTTATATAAGATTTAGTTAACATATTATGTGTAACCCCAGAATATTTTTTAGGTTTTTTTATTATTTCTTCAGTAGTCATACTATTTCCTATATTTATATTATTTTTATATGGGGGGTTTTTAATTAAAGGGGGATATAAATACCCCCCCTTAAGTTGTCTATCTATCTACTAGTTATGATCTGTCTCATCAATACCTGATACATCACATAGTACTGCCCATACTCTAATTAGACCAACAGTGGATTGTGCTCCACCTGTTAATATGTCAAGAGTATCTGCACTAGCAACAACAAGATTAGCTGTCGCTGTAAGCACACTGTATCCTGTACCATTACCATCACCATCAACAAAGTTGTCAACGTCTCCACCTGTTATACCTAAGTCCATAGTAACTGAACTTGATAACGCAGTAATTACTTCAATTCCTGCTTGCATAATAAGTGTTTCTGCAGGGATATCAAGTGCTTGAATGATATCTCCTGATGCTGGGTTAAACGTATCTACGTCAATTGTATTTTCTACTAAGTAAGGTGTTCTACCATTAGACGGATGCCCTGTAGTACCACCAACTCCTGTTTTATCGAAAGTTGCCATAATATATTTCTCCTATCTATGATTAACCTATTGTTATTACGCCAGAGAATACTGCTTCTGTTCTTAGAACTTTTCTTCCAAAAACGTGTAATCCTCTAACTATGTCTGAAAATGAATCAGGATCTCTGATAAGTTCCGTTTTCGCAATATGGTTTGCAGTTGCTACTGCACCTTGGTGACCATAAAGGAAAGCGTACTCGTTAGAGCCTGCTGATCCAAATGTTTTATTCGCTGCTGATCCGCTTGATACAGCTATTGAATTAGTAGTATACATTTTAAAACCAAATAAAGGTCTATCTGTAATCATACCATTTCTCATAGCTGAAGCTGATCCGTCTGCCATAACAGATTGATCAACGACTTTAGCACCTGCTTTTCTAAGTTGTTGATAGAAAGCTGGTGGTGCAACGAACCATCTATTTTCTTCTGGTACATCGTTACCATCAAGAACTGTTTTAGCTGCTGACATAATATCTGTTAATGTGTCAACTGCTGCATCACCATCAATAGGTGTACCGTCTGTTCCTGTATTGCCTACTGAAGTACTTGCTCCCTCATAGATTGCTTTTAATACATTAAAGTCGTAGTTCTTTTTAAGTGCATAAGCACCTGAAGAAGTTGCAAGAGCTTCAAAGTTTACATGTGATTGTCTTTCTTCGATGTCATCTACTTTAAACGCAAAGTACGAACCTTGGTCGACAGTCAATTGAATTTGATCGTCTGCAAGTGTTTCTGTGTTTACTGTTTGACCTCTAGCGTAGTCGTTCACTGTAATTGAAGGTTCTTTGATTATATTTACTGTGTCGCCAAAATTTTCAATTTCTCCAGCATAATCAGTGTTTGTAATATCTTCTACAACTGATGCTCTTCTGAAAAATTTTTGAACCTTTTGACTATAAATTGCTGGTGCCCAGTTACCTGATGGTAAATTCTGATAGCCAGTTGCTTTTCCCATTGTTGCCATAATGTTTGCCTGTGGTTATAGTTGTTAGTTTAAGGTTGAATCCTACCTTCTCTTGATGCTTCATCGATTTCAGCTTCAAACTTTGCAAACGTTCTTCTATCCATCTTACCAATCTCAGAGTTAGACCAGATTTTCTTTGTGGGAATATCTGATTCTGTAGCTTTACTAGTTTTTGTTATAGCCTTAGCTGCTTCTTTCTTAACAGCTGTTCCCTGTTTCTTATTAAGTGTACTAGTACCTTTATCCATCTTATAAAGATCGATTGCTCTCCCAGCTAATTGTGCATTAGATGTATTTTCATACAACCAACTTTGAATAACTGGATCTTGCTTACTAGCCCACTCATGAAATTCATCTTTCTTACGAATCTCAGTAAAGTCAGGATGTACTCTTAACAATTCTACTTCTGCTTTCTCTTTACTAACTTGTTCCTGTTGAGCTTGCAGATTTTGGTATTTCTCCTCCATCTCTTTTGCTCTAGTATCAGCCTTTGTCATAGCTATAGTTTCAACCATATCATAAACATCAGGATACTCCTGTCTCCAAGCTTCTAATTCATCCTTGGATTTAGGTGGAACAAAGTCTTTAGTAGACGTTTCCAATTGCGTTCTTAAAGTTCTAACTTCATCTTTGTGCTTAAACAAAGTAGAATCATAGTGTTTTTTTAAATCGTCATAACGTTTCTTAAAAACACGATCTTCTGCATTTTCAGGGCGTTCAGTTGAAGGAGTAGCATCGGTATCCGAGCTTGCAATTTCTTCAGATGTTTCTGTGTCCTTTTGAACGGTTGCTGCTTCTGCTTTATCTTGATTAAATTTATTTAATTCACCTTTAGCAAATGCCTCAGTTTCGGGATCACTTTCGTCATCTCTATGTTTCTGATACATTGATTTACTAGATGGTTTATTAAATAGTTTAGTCTCTTGTTTAACTTCTGTTTCGTTTGAAACTTCAGCTAAGTTTTCGTTCTCTTCCATTATTTTTCCTTTTAGGTTGAGTGCCTTATGGTTAAGGGTAGCTCACTTCCATAATTTGTGGGCTGAGATTATACTAGTTCTGTATCACCGTTATCTATTGAATCTATTTCTGGATCAATAGCAGTATCAGGTTCTTTAGCCATCATACTGTTAGGGTTAGACATTTGTGTATTCTCAGGTGGCACATTATTATTATCATCTGATTGTGACTCAGATAATTCTGTAACGAATCCTTGTACGGATTCTTGTTCTGTATTGCTAGGGTATTTTTTTCTAGCGAAATTCTTTACGACTGATACTGGTAGTATAACGTTTTCTTCAGCAGATGTAAACTGCGATATTACGCCACTAGCTTCAGGTATAATTTTTGTTAGTATACTTGAAAGGCTTGGTGATAGTACCATATCTAATTGTTGTTTTTCTTCGTCTGATAAACTATTTAATTTTTCTATAATAGCAGGATCTTTTACTTCAGGTTTTTCTACCATTGGTTTTGCAGCTACTGCTGGAGCTGTTTTTTTTTGTGGTTGAGCTGGTGGCTTTAAGTTAGACATATCAGGTGCTTTAGCTATTGTACTTGACTTGTCCATCAAACCTGTTGTTGTTACTTTACCATCTGGTCCTATTGCCATTATGCTCTTCTCCAATGTGTTAAATTATATTTACTAATTTGTTTGTCACTTACAAAGTTACCTAATGCCCAACATACGGGTTCACCTATACCTGCATATATTCTTCCAAGTAAATCAAACTTACCTTCGTTCAATCTCCATGCAATATCATTTGCTCTGTGTTGTGCAATGTGTTTCCACATCTTTCTATATCTAGGATACTTTTGCATATGTTTTACAGTTGGTTCTGCCCAAAGTAAGTAACCTTTAACGTGTGTTTTAGATAATGTTTTGAATGTAAATTTTGTATCTCTTACCCAATCTCTAGTAGATAATTCTCCTGTTCTGTGTAGATCTGTGCATATAACTCTACCACTATCTGAACCACTGCTTCCACCTTCTCCACCAGTTGCTCCTGGGCTTGTATCAGTTGCAGTTTGTTTTGCTTGTTTATAAGATGCAGCTTGTGTTTTCATATTTGCAGTATCTGATTTAAATTTATCAGACATAGGTTTATCAGATTTTTCACGTCTTGAAATTGTTGCTTCTCTAGTAGCTATTCTTTTATTACCAGCATTTTCTAAATTGCCAAAGTCTGAATTTCTATTCATACCTGCATATAAATCTGTTGCAGCATTACCAGATATTCTTTGGCTACCTTCGTTAGTATTAAAGTATCCTTTGTTTACTTTTTGTACAGCTGTTTCTTTAGGCAACATACCTGCTACCATTTTAACACCACCCATAATTGGATTAGCTGCAAAACCTAACACACTACCAGCCATTTTAAGTGCTTTATTATTTTTAACAGAGTTTACTACACCTGATACAGTATCTTGTACTGCTGATGTAGCTCTTGATTTTATACTAGGTGGCTTACTATATTTAACACCAGTTTGACCACGTAAAATTCCATCTTGATATTGTGGTTGTATAGAATCTGTAGCACCAATACTTTCTTGTGGTGCTGCTTGATTTGCTTTAGTTTGTCCAGCTGCTATATCCTTAGTTTGCTGTGATGCAATATTAGTCATAGGGTCACCAGCACTTCTAACTGAAGCTTCATTTACTTCTGCATTCTTAAGCATAGGTGTAGATGTATCTTGTTGCCCATCACTTCCACCACCATAAGTATTAGTAGGTGTAAATACTTCTGTAGTCTGTGCTTTAATAGTAGCTTCAGTAGCATCTTTAGTTGTCTTAGCTACATCTGTAGTAGCACTAGATTTTAAATCAGGTAAATTTAATTTATTTACTTGTTTAAAGCCTACTGATTTTAAATTGTAATTACCACTAGAGTCTTGTTCTAGTTCGTAAGTACCACCGCCAACTCTTGATGTATCAAATGTATTTGCCATACTATTCTTCTTTATTCCTTTTAATTGTTTCCTTTAGACTGAGGATCTTGCGAAGCAAAACCAGCTTCCCCTGGCATCGGTACATTACCTGTTCCGATGTTGCCACCTCCATTTCCTGTTGGATCTGTTGGCGAAGCTCCTGGAGGTACTCCTCCCATATTTCCCATTGGACTTTGTTGTCCGCTATTGCCTGTAGGCGTTTGATTTCCATTTACCATCCCCATTATTTGTGCGTAGATTGCTGCTTTCTCTGGATCATTGACCAGTTGATCTGGATCAATATCAAGTGACTTAGCTACTTCTTTTAAACATGTATGCCATTTAACAAATGGTGCTAACGAAGGGTTAGACGCTGTTTGCATAAATGTCATTAGTCTTTGTGATCTTACTTCTTTTTGCATCAAAGAAGATGTTCCTTGTGCTTTGATATCTAGATCACCTTGTATCTCAGGTCGTTCAGTGTTAAACTGCATGTTCCAATGAAACATTGAATTACCTAGGGGTTTTAATATATAGTCATCAATATTTTTAATAACTGTCTTAATACTTAATGCTGCAGCACCCATTAACATAGACATACCTGCTGCTGTTCTTGTAGTTGATTGAACACCAGTTGTACCATGTGAGTAAGAAGGTATTCCTGTTGACTCATCTGCTAGTTGTCTAAATCTATCAAACATCATTAAATTTTCATTAGCAGTATTTGGAAACTTAATACCATGTATTGCTTGACCTGGTTGTCCACTCTGTCTTCTAAAAATTTTACCAGGAAATACTTTCATATCTTGACCTGGTACTAACATTGTTTCATCAACATCAAATACTAAATTACCTGATAGTGCTAAGTTATCAATTGCCATTCTTGCATGACCATTCATAACTTGTTGTGAATCTTGCATGTTCTCTGGTATACCTACACCAAAGAATTGATAAGGGTTTAACTCATATGGACAAACCATATAAGGTATTCTTTTTGGTGAGAAAGGATTTTCTACTACTCTTAAAACCTTACCACCACATATCCAAACATTAACTGATACGACATCTAATTCATCATCGTAATCAAAATCTAATTCTTCTGCTAGATGTTTGCTTATAGTTCCCCAATATTCTAATACTTCAAATCTGTTTTTATATAATGTTGAAACATTCTCTCTATCATATAAAGAAGATTCATATCCTCTTGTTTGATAGTTAGGTCCAGTCTCTAAACATTCTCTAATCTTCTCTGCATTAAACATAGGCTTCTTAGCTAGTTCTGCAAATTGTTGTCTGTTAAAAGAATGTCTTTGAATAACATACTCAGCATCATTCATACTAGTTGCATTAGGATCTGGATAGAAATCCCAACATGATACTGCTTCAATTCCTGGTACGTCTTTCTGTACTTCCATCATTGCTGATGTTCCTGTTTCTTCATCTCTAGAAAATTTATACTGAGTCTTTACATTTGTAAAAGGACCTTTTAAAATTCCTGTTCCTAATAAAGCCATCTCAAAAAATACATGTCTCATAACTGAGATTGCTTCACTATCTTCTAACTGATCGTGAATTACTTTTTGCATCTTTGCTGCTGCCATTGAAGCAGGCTCTATCTGTGGCATAGTTTTTAAATCAGGTGCATCACCATCTTCAAAACCTAAATTCGTAAATTCTTGTGCTAGATCTTTCATTAAAGATTCTGCTGTAGCACCTTTTGGTATTCCACCACCATCACCTGGAAAACCGTATGGGCTTTCTGGTTTAGCTCCCTGTCCTTGTTGATCTTTAGCTTGTCCTGGTTTAAGGTGTGCGTATTCTTCTGTACCTTCAGGCATCACTGTAGGTGTTACTCCAATTGGAAATTTACCAGCTGAGAATAATACTTCAATGATTTGACCAAATGCAGCAAGTACTTTAGTCTTTGTTACTTTAACAAATACTTTAGATTTCTCACTATCACGAAAAGCTTGTTCAGGACCGTACAATCCTCTATAGTTTCTATAGGCAGATAGCCATCTCTTCTCATCTTGGAGTCTAGATGTTTCTGCTTCATTAAACTTCTCACGTACATATCCTACAAACGGATCGTAATTATCTTTTTCGTCTTTATCCATTTAATCCTTTTTGAATTTGCCTGTTATCTCTAATGTAGATGTTTTTTTATTATTAAGTGCTGTTTTTAATTGTGTTAATTCTTTTTGTGTTAAAGAATTATTACCACTTAGCATTTGGGTATTTTCTAAATTAGATTTAGAGAATTCTTTCATTCTATTTGCATCAATATCTCTTTGAGATGTATCTGCTACTCTTACTTTTTCAACTACATCTTTCTTAATAGTGGCATACTTGGGATGCTCATTAGCAATCTCTCTTCCCGTTCTGTCAGTAAGTGCCATTACTAGTAGTCTCTTTCTTCAGCCATTTTAAAAATAGATGCATCAACTTTTTCTTTAGCACCTGGCTTATCATTACTGTCGCCAGAAGTTGCACCTTGTATAACTTTAGAGTTTGGGTCTATT